CAATCACGCACACGCCACCAGGGTTCAGCAATAGCATCTTCACGCCAAGTGGTGGCGGGTCATCTTGCGGTGTACGCCAAACGGTATGGCCTGCGATGTAGTCCTTCACACCACAGCCCGCAAGTTACGTTTAATCGGCTTACCCCATTGCGACTGATAACCCTTGCCGTACAACCCTACAGCGGCATCGCTGGCAAAGGTTAACGCCAATGCGTCAGCCATATCGGGCGAGCCCAAACCGCGCTTGCGCATCTCGTCCTTACTTTCCAGTTTCATCTTGCCGTTGGAATTGAACGCGTAACGCGGTGCCACTAGTTCCGCCAACAAAGACTCATCTTTAGGCAGCTTGCAATCGCGTTTCTCCAACCACGCTTTCATCTTGCCCCATAACTCGGCACGCAGGTTCGTGTAAATCGTTCCCATAGCAGGTGACTCGGAAACGTTAATCCCACGCGCTGGCAAGTTCAATTCGCGCAGGCGGTCCACAACACCGGCCCCTAGGCCAATGGAATCAACAAGAATTTCGATCGGCCTATCTTCTAGCCGCATGGCCTCGTATTCCGCGACCACCGCGCCTGTGGTTTGCATCAGATCTAGGTTCCGCCACTTGCGTATCTCAGAAACCGTATTGCCCTGGCGCTTGCACAGTGCCGTGGCATCCGTTCCAAACCTCGCCACATCCAACCCCCACACAATGGCGGCTTCGCTCGTTGGCGATACATCCCTATGAAACGCGCTATCCACTAGCTCAACACCAATGAGCGTATCGTCATCCGATCGCGGAAACTCACCCAGGACACGCACGCGGAACGCGTTGGAGTCCTCGCCGTAGCGAGCCGCCATGTCAGCAATGTATTCCTTGGAAACGCGCTTCGAGTCATGGCATGACACGCGGCGTGTCCACCATTCATCCTTCAACCGGTGGTGCGTGTCGAAGAAAAACCCCGAAGACTTCGTAGGGTTCCCAAGCAAAATCGTCACAGCGTTATGCCCGGACATGGAACCGGCAGCGGCCTCGAAGACGCTTTCAGGAATACCCGACGCTTCATCCGCCACCAGCATCACATAATCAGCATGAACGCCCTGCAAGGCTTCGGGTTGCTCGGCGCGGGATGTTCTAGCTGAAATAAACGACTCTTGGGGCGCGGCACGCATCTCAATACGATCGGTCTTTACCTCCAACCGATCACCCCAAGCATTAGGCAATTCCTTCACCCATCGCTTTAGCTCGGCAAACAAAGCGTCATACAACTGCGAACTGGTCGGCGCGGTTACCACCACCTTGGCAGGCCCGCGAGTCAAGATAAACCAAATCATCGACCAAGACGCCGCCGTGGACTTACCCACACCGTGGCCGGACCTTACCGAGATCTTCCGCTCGCCATTGCTTACAGCCTGCAAAAACTCATCTTGCCAAGGGTCTGGTTCAACGCCAACAACCTCACGCACAAACAACGGCGCGTTCTTCCGATACCGCAAGACCAGTTCACGGTACTTGCGGTAAATCTCGTTATTAGTGTCCACCATAATTCACCACCGCACGATGCACCAAGGTATGCGTTACCGCCATGCCAAACCGATCTTTCACCATATCAGCGATCTTGCGATAGCTCTTACGCTGATCCGCCATATCCACCATAAACATCAAAATAGGATGCGTCGTCTCGTCCTGCACTAACTTAGCGGACTTACCGTCGCCATCCTTGCGGTAGCCAAATGGCACATGGCCTCCAATCCATCCTCCGGCCTCGGCTTTGCTCTTGCGGCCATCTGCCATGCGCTCGGCAATGCGGCGGCGCTCAAGCCTTGCTACAGCCGCCATCAGCGTAAAGAAAAACTCAGACCAGCTCGATCCATTGTTTACAGGGTCCGTGCCTAACGCCAACACAATCATCTTTATACCCTGCTCCTTCCATGTCTCCGCCATGGTCAACGCATCAACCGTATCGCGGAACGCACGATCAAGTTGCGTAATCACCACAACGTCACCTGGCTTAAGCGTTTCCACTAACGCGCCGCCTGCTTCGCGCTTGGCGAGTTGCACGGAACCGCTCACGCCTTCATCCGTAAACACCTTAGCCACATCCTCGCCGCGTATTAACGCCAATCCCTGAATCTTCCGCATTTGCTCGGCCAGTGACGTGTTATCCACTTGCTCTTGCGTGCTAACCCTTGCATATCCATAAATCGCCATCGCTATCTCCTGTGTGTTTGCTTGCTTGGTGCAAGCGTAACACTTTATCGCTAGCTATTTAATTTTTTTTGGAAGCCGTTCGTCGGAGCGATGAGCGGTAGGGGGGGGATGGCGGAGGCCCACATTAGCCATTGCACGGAACGGGCCACATTAGCCATTGCACGAAGTGCGTCGGCGCGTGTGGGGTTCCGCAAAAATCCGCCCCCGCAGACTTGCCGAGGGGGGGGTTATCGCTTCAAATTGTCGGTTTTTGAGCGATCAGGCGACAATTGGCGCGATTGGTAAAGCGATCAATACAGCGTCAATCGTGTTGCAGCGCGTCAATTGGCCGGTTAATGTCTTTAATCGCCGACCATGCTTGAGAGTCCATGCTGATAGTGACAAGCGGCCCGCGCTGTTCTGCCCATAGTTGAGGATCCAATCGGGCCGCGAACCATTTCCGCGTATCGACGCGCAAGCGCGGATCGTCCTTCGCCTCGTCGGCGATCGTCAGCGCCTCTTCCGCCAGCGCTGCAGCCCGCTCCTCGCGTGCGCGTGCGTACAGAGCGGCCCGCTCTGGCGCTTTCAACCAACGTATCAAATGTGGCCCGCGAACGCCGATCTCCTTAGCGATCGCCGTTGCGCTTTTCCCGCTTGCGATCCGGTCCAAAATATCCTCTTCGCCAATCGACTCAATGATTGCGATATCGGCCCGCTTTTGTGGTTGCCCCGCCATGCTTTCCCCCGTAAATATTGACAAACGGCCCGAATGTACCGACAAACGGCGGACCGATCAAAGCATTCTAATGTTATCGTTTCATCCATCGCAATCAAGCGAAACATTAACAGGAGAGAAAAATGAGCAATAGCAGTTATAACGGTTGGACCAACTATGCAACTTGGCGCGTCAATCTTGAGATTTTTGACGGGCAAGATCCTGAGGGCTTTGATCTTGATCAAGATGCTTATCACCTTGGAAAGGATCTCAAAGCATACGCTGAAGAATTGATTTGTGACTATAAGAACGAAACAACACTTACCCAGGATTATGCGCTTGCTTTCTTATCAAATGTTAACTGGACTGAGATTGCTGAGCATGTGATCGAAAACTATGCAGAGCAACAGGCATGAAGCAAGCCCTTATCGATTGGACCATTGCAGTTATTTTTGGCGTTTCATTCGCCTTCGCCGTTTTTTTCAACTTATAGGATCATCGCCATGAAAATCTACACCACATTGTCCGCGCTCAAAGCCATCGCAATCTTAGCTGCCGACAACGATATTCGCTATTACCTCAATGGCGTACAGATTACCGCCAACGCTACCGAAACCAGGTTAGCCGCTACTGATGGACATGTTTTAGGCATTCATCGCAGCGAACAGCAAAACGAAAACATTGATTTTGTCGAATTTATTCTGCCCTTGGACGTTATCAAGTTGCTCAAGCCTGCATACAAAAATATCGACAGCGTTGTTATCGATACCGATGGACTAACCGGCACCATAACCGCCGTAACCGGAGCCACAATCAATTTCAGCGCGATCGATGGGAAGTTCCCAGATATACAGCGCGTTATACCTCATCGAGTATCGGGCGAAGTTTCTCAATTTAAGCCTGCACTGTTGGACCGTTTCGCCAAAGCCGCAAAACTTTTAGGCAGCAAGAATCAGCTTATTCACGTTGCTCACAATGGCAACTCTGCCGCCCTGGTACATTTAGACGTAAGCGCAAGTTTCGTTGGCGTTGTTATGCCCTTCCGTTCATTCGCTGATGATGGTGAAAGCAAAAGCCCTCCTGCCTGGGCGATCAATCCAATGCAAAAGCCAGTAGCAAACGCTGCCTGAAATTAAACCGCCCACCAACGAAAACCGCCTGTCGGCGGTTTTTTCGTACTGGGCCTATGGAATTGCTAACCAATCCAAAGGAGCCCTTTAACCCCACCCCCGCCCACCAACGAAAACCGCTTAAAGGCGGTTTTTTCGTACTGGGCCTCTGCAATCGCTAACCCT